GAAGGTCGGAGACGTAGTGGGCTTCAAAGAGAACCGCGACTATCGCATCAAGATAGACGGGAAGGAATACTACCGTACTCGTATCGAAGATTTACTTTACAAAGAGCTCTAACATGTTTAGCAAAGAAGACACCTGGCAGCTCCTCGAAGACGAGGAGTGCTTGATCGCTGACGGATTCAATGAGGCCGTGATAGGAATCGTTTATGGGGTTCAACCCAAAGCCGTTTACAGCGTAAAGAAAATTATTGACATCTTGATTGAAGAGGACATGAGTTACGAGGATGCCATTGAGCATTTTGAGTACAACATAGCTGGCTCATACGTAGGGGAGAAAACACCCGTTTACGTTTATGATATCCAAGAAGATGTCTAAGTTCACTACGATCAGCGCGTCCAAGAGGTTGATGGCAAGCATGGAGGTTGCTATCAATAATATGATTGAAGAAGTAAAGAAACCTGTGGACCCAGAGGCTGGTGGGTCCGCAAGGAAAGCAGAATTGCAATCCATTAAACAAACAGCTATTGACTGTAAGGAGTTGCTGATTGAACGTCAGCGTTTAGAACAAATGGTTAAAGAGCTACAAGACAATGGATCAATCGAAAAAGAAAAAGACTACTCAGGAGGATTCGCAGAACGATTCTCAAAATAACCCAAGCGGTTTGATATACTGGGACGACTATAACTTTGATAATCAA